GTAACGCTTGACATGCAGATCGTGCTTCACGAACTGATCCAGCTCGTTCAGGTATAGGTTGGCGAACATCTGGGACGTCAGGTTGCCAATCGGCATGCCCACTCCCGGAACCCGCACTCCGGTGAACCCGCTGTCGTCCAGGTCCACTCCGAACTTGATATGCTCGCACCTGATGATGGTCTCCAGGAGCCAGAGCAGATCCTTGTCGGCGATCAGGCGCCGCAGGATGCCCACCAGCACGTCGTGATCGACCCGGTAGAAATACTTGGACACGTCCATCTTCAGCGCGTAAATCCGACCCTGTTTGCTATCCAGGTCTCGCAGCCAATATTGCAACCGGTCAGCCGCTTTGTGCGCTCCGTACCCAACCCGGCAGGCGTAGGTGTCTGAGATATAGCGCCGATCCAGGGGCGGATTCAGCACCCGGTAGATCGCCCACTGGACAACCCTGTCCTTAAACGGCAGCGCCATGATCAGGCGCTTCTTTGGTTCATAAACGAAAAACTCCCGGTAGCTGCCGACCCGGTAGGTCTTCTCTCTCAACTCTTCCTGGATGGCGACCAGGCTGGCCTCAAGGTTGTGGGTGAACGCCAGCACCTCATTCCGGTATCGCTTGCCCTTCCTGGCCTCTCCGTAGGCTGCAAGCAGGTTGTCGAAGTCGCATATGGCAGGATAAAGATTCTTGAGCCTCTTCAATATGTCGCCTCTTAGAAAATAATGCCGGGCGTGGCACCCTTCACCCTCGGCTACTAGCTGCCTTCCCGGCGATTCAGTTTTTTGCCCGCAGGCAGGGAGAATGGCCCCTTTTTCCTGAGCGCTGGACGCCACCCCGTGGGGCAGCGCCTTCTGGCTGTAGGAGGAAGCCGCCCGGAACCCGATGTTGCTATTCGTATTCGTCCGAACATTATTCAGGTTCAGATTGAACACCCCGGCATTCGTGCCGTTGTTCCAATTGCCACCCCGGATCGGGAGCCGCGCTGGCCACTCCCCTAAACTTTCAGCGGGTGGTAGTTTTGAACCACCCGCCGATCATCTTGCCGATCTCCGTCAGATGCTTGGCCCAGTTCTCGTATTTGTTGACCGGCAGAAATCCCAGGTCTTTAGCCAGGCGGACATAATATCTCAGGGTCTCCAGGCTGATGTCGGCGTCCTGGATGGTGTTCTTTTTGTGGTACCGTTTGTTCGCCCGGACGATCTCTCTGAGCAGGTCAAACATCACCTGCTTGGTCTCTGCCGCCAGCGTGTGCTTCTCGCTCTTGGGATACTGCTTGATGCAGATGTAGCCGTACTGGATCATGTCGTAGGTCTTCTGGAGCAGCTTTAATTCTTCCATTTGCCTCCAGGCGGGCTATCGCCCGCCCGACAGATTACAGGGATCAGATCCCAGATTAGCAAAAAGCCGCCCGGAACCCGATGTAGCTAGCCGTAGCCGTCCGAACACTATTCAGGTTCAGAGCGAACACCCCGGCACTCGTGCCGTCGCCCCAACGGCCACCCCGGACCGGGAGCACCTCACCCACGTTGAGCATCCAGAATCCGTCCGCGCCGTGACTCGTGTCTATCGGTGCCAAGGCGAGTAGTTTCAGCAGGTTGGGCACCGTCACGCCGCCAGCCACAGCAAGGGTCTCAAATGTGTTGCCGGACACGAAGTTGCTGGCATTAGCCTGGGTAGACGTGTTAATTCGTGCCGCCCCGCTAGATGCTGGCGCAGCTACAAAATCGTATTTCAGCGTCAGCGCGGTGCCCGGAGCAACCAGGGTGCCCGCCTGAAGGATCGCCTGCCAGGCCGCGCTGCCGGAACTCTGATCCTTAGACCCGTCGGCAGCGTTGTTGTCCTGCAACACCTGGATTTCTCCGGCATTGATCCGCATACCGCCAACCCATTCCCAGACGTCGCCGTTCAGGTCGTAGATCCCGAATGGGGTTCCGTCGTGCGACCAGGCCAGAGGACCGGAACCGGTCAGAGTCCTGCCGACGTTCCCAGATTCAAACTCACTGGGAGTAGCTGCTTCTGACGCGATGTTAATGTCGCTGCCGTAGTTGTTGTTGCCCCGCGGCCAGAAGGGGCCACGTGTCTTGCAGATGAGGGCAATACAAGCCCACTCCGCGTTTGTCATCAGGTGCCAGCCGGTCCCCTTCTGTGTGCAGGCCAGCCGCGCATTGTCATAGTTAATGCCGTTGCCCGGGTCCTGCATCCGCAGGCTGAAAGCTCTCAGCGTCGTGGTTGCGCCGGTGTAGGCGCACAGGTACTTGGCAACGTAGATCACCGGCTTCGTAGCACCGTTGACCGTGAAAGCCGGATGGGGTGCCGTCGCCCCCCCGGAGAGCAACTGCGATTGCATCAGTAAGGGTACGACAACCATAATAGACGGGTTGCCCTGGTCATCGTACATGACCGTGTTTCTGCCGAAACTGGCCTGCTGGATGGCCTGTCTCCACTGCTCCTGCTCAGCGGCGACCGTGATCACGCCGTTCCGCAAGAACCGCTCTGTGAGTTGGTTCTCGACGCTGAAAATTGCTTCTGCCAATTGAGCTTGGCTGTATGGTCCTGGGATGATTTTCATGTCACATACCTCCCATTGGCGGCATTGGCGGCATCACCGGCAGCGGCCATAGATAAGCGTAGTTCCGCCGCAGGTCGCCCTCAAACGTCGGCAGGTAATTCAGCGCATCTGCGTCTGTCCCTTTGACGTCGATCTGCCCCTGCAGGTCTATGTCCTCGTCGGCGAAGCTGACGCTGAGCGTCACTGTCCCCTGGTTGTCAGTCAATTCGTAGGTCACTCTTCCATCACCGCCATATTAAGACTTGCGCCCTCGCTCACGGCGTAAATTGGGATGTAATTAGCCGGGTTAAAATCCTGCGACCATGCCGCCCCCGGTTCGACCGGGAAGCCGGTCTGTTGGTTCACGGTTGACGACCCTACCCGCATCCGCAGGGCCTGGTCCTCGTTCTTGATCGTCAACTGGCAGCGTGTTGTCAGCGCCGATGCTCCGGCGAACACCTCAGCCGGTGTTGCGGTCACGGTCTTGACGCCGGTGACCGGAGCTTGGGTGATCGGGTTGACCAGACTGATCAAATACGCCAACCTGGCTAGGGTTGACCCGGATGAGTTGGCTGCATCTCCCGTGCTCCCGAGGCCAGGGATGGCAGTCGTGCCATTCAGGTAGCCCAGAATGGTGCTCGATACGTAGTTTTTTATATCCTTTAGCTTCGCGTTGGCTGAGCCTGTGGCGCTGGCCGCGTCGGCCTGTGCTCCAATGCCGGGCTGAATCGTACCCGTCTCATAAGCGTAAATGGTGTTGGTCAGGTAGTTGATCAAATACGCCAACCTGGCTAGGGTTGACCCGGATGAGTTGGCTGCATCGGCTTCTTGCCCCAGGTCCTGGACCAGGTTGGCCAGCCTCGCCAAGGCGTCCCCGCTTGCGCTCTGCCCGTCGCTGACGAGGCCCAGTGCTGCGGCCAGGGCTGTCAACTGGGACGTGGTACTCCCGTATATCGTGTGCAGCGTAGTGTCCAGGGTGTCCATGTTCCCATTGAGAACGCCGATGTCGGCAGTGTCGGTCAGGTCCGGCTTAACCAGGCCGTAGTTCGAAGTTGGTGTTGACATGGTTGCGCCTCCTTAAATTGCCCTAGTCTTCAGGGCACCCCAGGTGCTGGTCTTTACCCCAGCCCAGGTTAAAGCCTCGACGTTGCCCCAGGTGGTATAAGTAAATGCGTAATTCACCGCCAAATGCGCTGGCTTGATCTGCTCGATCACTGCCTGTAGGTCGGCCAGGTTCGGCGGTATTCCCAGCGGGTCGACGAACGTCACTATGAAGGAATATGTCTCCGGGTGGTTGGCGACGCTCGCTGAGCCGTCCACGTAAGCCTCGGCCACATTTTGGATCATGGTGATGGTCACGGTGCCGATGCCCCGGAGCTTCGATTTGATAACTGATCGGCGCTGGTCGTCCGGCTTCCCGGCCATGGTCGTGATTCCCAGCGTGCTTTCCCAGATGCTCAATCCCCAGGTGGCCGTGTCCACAAAAAACTGGTTCAGGACGTCGTTCAGAGCGGCCTTGAGGCTGTCGAACTCCATCCCGTCCGCCTGCATGGCCGCCTGCATCACGATCGACGTGGCGTAGTACGGCGGAATGTAGCCCATCATCTCCTGCCCTTTGGGGCTGGTCACGCTCATGAGAATGTCACCGTCCCCGGCACGGCCGCTTGCCCAAGGGCGATGGCAATGTTGGCCGTCCCCCCGTTGGCCAGCAGGTTGGCGTAGTCCGTCACCCCGGCCTGGTTGAGTAGCTGGGAGCCGATCTGCGCCCATTTAATGGAGACGTTCTGGGTCGGCGGATTGTTTGTCGGGTCGGTCACAAATGCCTGCCCGGCCAGGTAACTGGTCAGGGCGGCCACGAAGGCCGTTTTGATGTCTGCCTCGGCCACCGTGCCGTCCATGGTCAGACTGGCCGTCACGTTGATGGGTACCGCTGTGGCAGCCGTCACTGTCACTGCCGCCCCGATCGGGGCCTCGCCGTCTCCGGTGGGCAGGCCCCCCGGGCAGATTGCCTCCTGGGCTGCAGCCACGATGACGACGCTGGCCGGTAGGTTGTCCGCCCCGAGCAGCACCACCTTGACCGTGCCGTTCCCGTTCCAGAGCGGGATCACCTGGGCGTCTCCCACGCCAGGGATTGCCATGGCCCATTGTTTGTAGTCCGCCCTGTTCCCGCTCGTGCCCGGATTCTGGACCTTGGCCAGGTATCTTGCCAGTAGGGCGGTGTCGCTCTCCTCGTCCGTGCCATCTCCGTTCATGGCGGTGTTGGATATCGAGGCGACGCCCGGTATCGGGACCGACAGTACGGTGATCGTCCCGAGCGCCACGTTCCCGGCTGCCCCGGCCACCACGGCGGTGATCGGCACGGTTATGCTGCCGCCTGCCGGGATGGTCACAGTAGCGTCGGTGGTGAACTCGACCGAGGCCGTGCTGGTGGCGTTGTCCGCCGGTGTGCAGACCACCGTCTCGGTGGCGATGGGCGTTCCTGCGGTGCCCGTGATGGTCAGTGTTTCGGTGGCGCAGACAGCCGCTTTCCTCGGGGTCAGGCCGACCTCACCACATCGCAGATCCAGGTAGGCTCCGTAGGTGGTCTCGGCGAATCCGTACTTGAGCACCTGCTGCGCCCAGATCGCTGCTGTCGCCAGTTCGATGGAGGCCGGGGTGACAACGTCCCAGACAAATGATCCCTCTGTCGTGTCCACCCCGGCAGGGACGTTCCCCAGCATACGCTGAAGGATGACGTCCTGGGTCTGGTCCGCCAGGTATTCCGGTAGTGCGTCGCTCATGACATTGTCACCTCGCTTGAAATGGTCGCAGTCTCTGCCTTGACGCTCGTGATCTGGCAGGTGAAATAACAGGTAGCGCCGTCCCAGGCGAACGCGAAGGCGTCGACCTTGGCCGTCCTGGGGTCGACCATCAGGGTCTCCGTCACAATCCGCTGGATCTCGCTTTCGTTGGCCGCCCTTGTCAGGTTCCTGCGGATCAGGTCGTCAAAATCCTGCCCGTAGATCCGGCTGTAGACAGGGTATTTGTACCTCAAGGTCAGGAGCGCCTTAAGACCCCAATCTGTCCAGGCCTGGACGCCCTGTGTGGGCACGCCCTGCCCGGTCGCCGTGGTCACGAAGTCGCCTGCCGTAAAATCAAAATTCCAGCTTGTCCCGAAGTTCACCCGGGAGGCTGGAGTCACTGTCGTCTCCGGCGTGGCCGCCGGTACGTCTGTCGGGTAGATATTAACCATCATTTGCCACCACCTTGCAGAGTACTACGACGCTCAGTCCGTTGTTGACAGGTATGCAAAGCACCCGGTCTCCGGCCTTGAGGTCAGGTTTAATCTCGACGTGTACCTGGTCAATCGTTGCCGGGCCGAACGCCCAGGCTGCTGCTCCGGTTACTTGGCCGCCCTTCGAGTCCAGGAGGCCGCTCTGGCTGCCGCCCATGGCGAAGGCCGGTATGTCCAGTTTGGCCTGCCAATCGGCCACCAGGTAACTGCTGATCTCGTGCTTGAAGGTGTCCAGTTGCACGCCCCCGGCTGCCGTGATGGTGCCCAGTTCGGCCGGGATGCCCTTCAGGTTCTTGTCGACGTGCTTCTTGATGTGCCCGGTCACTGATTCGGCCAGATCCTTATACGGATTGGTTACCATTAGTATAATATTTCCTCCGCACATAGTCCGACGTCGCCATTTGCACGGTCATATGGCCTGGTGATCCCAGCGTGTGGGAGACGTCCGTCGCTATCAGGTTCATGCCGTTCAGCACGACAGCGTCCCCTGCCCGCATGATGTTGATGTCCGGGCTGGTCACCGTGAAGGTCTCCAGAAGGCCGGTCAGCAGGGCGGTCGCTGCCGCCTTGGCCTCCGCCGTGGTGGTGATCTTGCTGTTCTGGACGAGCTTCTGGAGCGTGCCAAGTTGCGCCGTCTGGGCGCTGGCAATGGCCAGGACGGGCGTCTTCGTCCCAGAGGTCTCCTTGCCTAAAACCTTGACCTGGGTGATCGCTCCTTCGAGCGTCCGTAACTGGTCGATCTCCTCGACGTTCTCCAGCACCCAGACCGTGGTGTTGCTGCCGATCACGAACAGTCGCAGGCCGTTCTCCGTGATTCGGGGACGGTACATGGTGCCCCCCTTCATGCTCGTCTCCTGGATGTCCGAGAGGAGCATGCTGTAAACCGTCCCCCGGTGCGAGGCTCCGGTGCCGGTCGGGGCCAGGAGCACCCCCGTGCCCGGTATGGTGTCCAGAGGGATGCCCCAATCCGAGGCGTACTGCTTCAGGCGCTGGTCGGCCGTCTGCCCGGCTGGGAACAGGTACTCGTCCTCTGTTTTCTCCAGGTAGATGGTCTTGTCGTAGACGGTCGCCGTCAGGTGTTTGACGCCCTTGTTCTGGCTGTTAATCTCCCAGACCACGCCCGGGTGCAGCAGGTAGACCATGGTCGTGCCGCCCAGCGGCACGCCGCTCACTCTGAATGCCTGGCCGTTGGCGATACCCGGGAAGTCGTCGGTGACCACCATCTTGATCTCAGCCTTGTAGGCGATGTTGCTCAATGAGTCCGTCAGTATGGCGCTCTCGACGATGTTTTTTAGGTAATACTGGTTATTGAGGATAAACTCGTAGTCCTGCTCGCCAAATGTCACGGCCATCAGGGCATCACCAGAGCCATTCCCGGTTTAATCAGGTTCGGGTTGGGGCCGATGGTGCTTTGGTTGGCCGTGTAAATGGCCTGCCACTTCGAGCCGTCTCCGAGACACATCTTGGCGATAATAAAGAGGCTGTCCCCGGACTTGACCGTGTAGGTCTTGGGGACAGGCTTTGTGTCCGGCCGGGTCTGGAGCGCCGAGACATTGACGGCCGCTGCCGCCTGCACCTGCGCCTGGGTCCGGACGGTAATCGGGTTCCACGTCCGTAGCGTCAGGTCGTAGTAAACGTCGCCCGGTTCGCCGCCCTGGAAGGTGCTTGTGTGAGCGTCAACCAGCACCAGGGTGTTGACGACGGTGGTGGTGATGATCAGCCGGACCGGCTTCTTGCTCACCGTCCAGGTGGTCAGTTGCTGCATCGCCTGCTGCGGGTCCGGGATGCTGGCGTACTGGCAATATTCGCTGTCGTAGGCGATCGGCAGAAAGCTGCTGAGGCTGATCTCCGTGACCTTGGTGCCGATCGTGAAGTCCGCCTCTCCCATGTTGAGGATCGTGACCGTGTCCAGCAGCTTCTCCCGCTTGATGACGATCTTGTCGGGGTTGACCGGCAGTTGGAAGGTCACGCCTGCCGTGTCGTCAACCAGGTAGATGTCCATGCCCTCACCCCGCTCTCTGGGCAAAAAAATAACCCCTTTCGGGGTTGTAACTGCGCTTGTGTTTAGTTGCTTACTTGCCGCCGATGCCGATCTTGATCTGGCCGCCGTTCCTTCGCTTCTCCCACCAGACCATAGTTCCAAGCGCTGCGGCCAGGACGGCTGCGACGATCACAATGGACAGACCGTTCTGGGCAAACCAGCTCCATACCCCTTGCAGGACGCTCGCCGCCACGCTGATCACCATAATCCACAGGAACGCCTTGGCGCTCCACTTGAAAACCTTAATGCCGAAGATCCCCAAAATTACCCCGATTGCAATGATCACTATCATGTCCTCGCCTCCTGCCCCACAGTATGGGACTAGGCTGCGAGATTAGCAATGGCCTCCCGGAACTTTTGGGCGGTGATCGTTGCCACTTGCTCCGCCATCTCGTCCAGGTCGCCGGTGCCGTTGACCTGCGCCTGCAGAGCGCCGTCCATGTAGATGTTGATTACGTGGCCGCTGCTGCCGTTGCCCCCCCCCAACCCCAGCCGTTGTCCGGCCTGCTGGAAGAGCGAGAACGAGTTGCTACTCCGGGAGAGCGGGATGATTGCCTCTGGCCCCGCTTCGGCCACCAGCCCCAGGTGTGGCGTGCTGAAGATGCCGCCCGTGGCGTGTTTTTTGGGTGTCGGTGCCACTGCTGTGACTCCGGCCTGGTAGCCTGATTCCGTCCCGCCGATGATTCCTTCGGCCTGACCTACCACCCACTGACCTGCCGCACCAAGGGTGCCCTTTGCTTTGTCAAATCCGGCGACAAGGCCGCCGACCATTGATTTCCCGAAGCCCTCAAAGGCCAGCACAACCTGCCCGATTGCCGAGGCGATCCTGTTAGGGATGGTCAGTATCCAGGTGGCAATCTCTCCTGGTAAGGCGGCCACCCAAGCGACGGCCCTGTTCTTGGCGTTCTGAAACCAGGTATCAAAGTCTGCTGCGATCTGGGTTAGCCAATTGACGGCCACGTTCTTGGTCTGCTCCAACCACGATCCGGCTTCGCCCGCGAGCGCGGCGATGGCAGCCACGGCCTTGTTCTTGGCTTGCGTGAACCAGGAGGCAAACTCGCCCGGCAGATCTCTGAGTTTGGTAACGCTTTGTCCAACAATGTAGCCGATCTGCTCCGGCAGGGTGCTCATCTCGGTGCCGATCAGCTTCCCTGGCAGGCTCTTTAACGATGCCTTGGCCTGGTCGAGCGGCGAAACGACCGCTGGCCCACTGTACGCGCCAGATGTCGGCAGGTGCCCGGTCTTTGCCTTATAGGTGTTCTGGTATTGCTGCTTGTCGTATTGGTCGGAAGACAGGCCTCCGTGCTGCAGCTTGAAGACCTCTTGGCTGGCCCATGATCCTGCCGTCTGGGCTGGTTTCCCGACGTTGGTGCGGCGGATGATGGCGTATGCCAGCGCCGCTGCTGCCGGCCCCCAGACGAACGGGTTGGCCAGAACGGCGACGAAGGCCATCCCCATGGATGTCCCCGCTACCGCCTCGGTTCCCACTACCGCCTCGGTTCCCGCTACCGCTTCTGGTGCCGCTGCCTCTGCTGCCGGGGCGATCATCCCCTTGGCCGCGTTAATCGCGGCCACGATGAGCTTGACGAGCATGCCTCCGCCCAGCATGTAGAACAGCCCTCCGGTCACCACCGTCCCGCCGATGTTGCCGTGGAGCAGATCCTTGAAGGCGTCTCCGACGGTCAGCACCAGCGCCTTGCCCCACGCCTTTATGGCGATCTCCGCCAGTTGGGTGAATAGGGATATTATCCTGCTGCCTCCCGGGCCGCTGACCCAGGCGTTCAGGGCGTCCAGGGCGTCGTCGGCGATCATGGTTAACTTGCCGCCTAGTGAGGCGTTCTGGAATGCCGGGTTGTTGGTAAGTTGGTTGACGAAGTTAAAGAAAGCGGTCGCCGCCTGGTCTAGCCCCTTCGCTGCGGTCTTGCCGACGCCCTCGAAGAAAGCCTGGATCTGCGGTTCGTACTGCTTGATGAAACTTACGATTTTCCCCATAATCTTTAATAATTCCGGGGCGATGGCGTTCACAAACGGTAAGAAGGCGTCGGCAAAGCCGTACCCCAGTTGCTGGGTCTGCATCTGGAGCGCCTTCATGTTTTGGGTCAATTCGTGCGCCTGGATGGGGTCGATCCCGATGGCCTGCACCTTGCTGGCGATCTTGGCGTTCTCCGTGTAGTCCTTGAGCAGCGGGATCATCTGCTGCCCCCTCATCCCTAGCACCTGGGCGACGAAATCCTGATCCTTGCCCGCTGCCGTCGCTGCAGCGTATCCCTTAGCCAGGTTGGCCAGTTGGTCGTTGTAGGACAATGTCTTGCCGCTGGCGTCCTTCAGTGCCACCCCGAACTGCGCCAGCCCCTTGGTGGTAGCGTTACCGCTTTTCCCGGCGGTGTCCACGGCCTTGTCCAGCCGGATCATGGTGCTGGTGAACAGCGTACTGCTTGTCCCCGACAGCGTCAGTACTTTGTTCATGTCCGCCGCTTGCTGTGTGGACATGTGCATTTTGGCGGCCATCTCGTAGAGCGAATTCCCGTAATCGGCCGCGCCCTTGGTCAAGGCAAACAGCCCGAAGGCGGACGCTGCGACGCCGATGATGGCCATGGGGTTGCTCAGCAAGCCGAAGACGCTGCTCGCCTTGCTCTTGAGGTTGTCCAGGCCGCTGCCGATCTTCTTGAGCGGCGCGCTGATCTTGTCCTGGATGGTGACGGCCGGGTTGACCTTGATTTTGTTCAGGGTGTTCATCTGCTTCTCGGCGTTGCCGGTGAACTTCTCGACCGTTGCCCCTGCCTTGGCCATGCCCTCGTCCACGCCCGAGGTGTTTGCCCCGATGGTAATTATTACATTTTTGCCTTCCTCGTTCTCTGCCACCTTCGCATCACCTCCCGCCCTTATTGCCCTTTTTCTCCCGCTCGATCTCGACCTCAGCGCAGCACATCAGGAACTGCTGCTCGCCCCGGGAGAGATTGAAATATTGGCTGGGGAGCAGGTGGTGCTGGCTCCAAAGGTTAAACAGCACCGTTGCCAGCCCCCCGGCCTTGATCAGTTTTTTGTGTCGTCGAGGTCGATGTTGTAGCCTGAAAGGTCAAGCACTATGTCGCCCAGTGCCGACATTTCTCCGGCCAGCAGTGCCCGCTTGATGACCTCTTCGGGTCCGCTGGCCTTGAACTTGCCGGTCAGTGCCGGTGCGCCCCAGTTCGGCCTTTTGGTGGCCGCCGAAATCAGCCCGACGTTGAAGTCCTCGGTGTCGATCCGGTCAGCTCCCGTCTTCTTGTTGTGAATGGTGCAGCGTTCCTGGATCTGGAACACCTGCTTGCCGGTCAGCCCCATGAGCGTGACCGGGATCTTCAGCCGTTCGAGCACCACTGTCTTCTCTGGGATGATGTCAGCGTCCAGAAGACGCCGCAGCACCTCCTCTTCGGACAGTCCCTCGATCTTCTCTTTACTTGCCATTGCCCCCCACTCCCCTCTTTACGATGCGACGATCGGGTCTAAAAGCTCGTACCCGCTAAACGTGAACGCTACCGATTCGGCGACCTCGTTCCCCGCCTCCCAGTTCGCCAGTTGGATCTTGTCAAACATCACGTTTTTCAGCCGGATGGTCTCGGAGCCGTAACTCTCCGGGTCAGCCAGTGTGGAGAGGATCTCCAACTTGGCGAAGCCGTTGGCGATCATGCCGCTGGTGACGTGGAACCCGGACAGCGTGCCGGTGCCCTTGAGCGCCCCCCGCTTGTGCCGGGTCCAGTTGTCCCCCGATAGGAGCAGTTCCTTCTTGACCTGCTCGACCTCGGCGACCAGCTTATTGAAGTTGGTCTGCCAGATTCCGTTGATGTACGCCTGGCCGTAGGTGCCCAGGATTACTCTGGATTCGTCCAATGCCAATTAGTCCACCTCCTTATCCGTTGATGCATCCGGTGCCAAAGATGCGCTCCATGCTGTCCACAATCGTCGCCGTGTACGTCCAGAAGAACTGGTCGCTCTCTGCCGTCTTCATGGCATCGGCATCCGTCTGTACCGTGAAGTCGGCGTCCAGCAAATCCGGGGCCAGCGTCTCAAAATACTGCTTGATAGCGCACAGGAGCGCCGTCTGCCCGATGGTGTTGTTCAGGATTTTCCCGACGTAGCTGCTCTGGGCGGCCTTGGCGGTGTCGGTGGCGATTGCATCCATGATCCTGATGCACTTGATCTTCCGCCATACCTTGCCCTGGGTCTCCGAGAACGTGGTCAGGGTGTCGATGCCCTGCTCGACGATGACGTGCTCTCCGTCATAGGTCAGCACCAGGGTGCCTGCGTTCAGGGCGGCGATGACCTGGTCGTTCGTCAGTCTGGGTGTCACATCCTGGAACGCGGTCACAGCGTAGGTCAGGCTTTCGCTCAGTGCCTGCCCCGAAGTCAGCCCGGCGATGTAACAGGCCACCATGGCGCTCGGGTAGGTCACGCCGTCCAGGATGCCGCTCACGCCGACGTTGATCACTCCTTCGACGTTAAAGCCCAGACTCTGGGCGTTGGCTGCGGTAATCTCCTGGTCGGCCACGGCCGTGCCGCCCATGTAGGTCGTGACCATCTTGCCGTTTCTCCGTATGCGGGCGATCCAGGCGGCCACAGATGTCTGCAGCGCCGGGTCGGTTGCCCCGTCCAAGGTAAAGGCGTTGATGGTCTGCGCCTCAAAGGCCGACATGGCGGCGGTGTAGTCGGTGTTGGTGATCCCGGCCAGACCGTCGTTGCCTCCGGTGAGGGCTACATTGCTGACCGCTGCCAGGGTGCCGTTGCCCGGTGCCGGGCTGGTGGCATTGATGTAGGTGTTGTTGGCGTTGGCGGCGATCGCTGCCACGGCGTTGGCGGCAATGCCCGCCCCCTTGGCAAAGGTGATGACCACCAGTTGCGCCGTTCCCTCGAACAGCACAATGTCCGTCATGGTTGCCGGACTGACCGGGTTGTCTCTCACGGTCACGTTGAAGGCTCTGGTGGATTCGTACTTGGTAGTTAATGTCAGGGCGTTGGCGACAGCGCTGTCCTTCAGGGTCACGCTGCCCTTGGCAGCGCTGGCATCGGCCATCCGGTAGGCGAGCACCGTCTGGGGCTGTCCCAAGAGCGCCAGGTAGATGCTGTCGTGGGCGGTGTAGGGTGCCGAAGCCTCGCCGTAGTAATTATCCAGGTCGGTCTCGCTGGTGATCTGCACCATCGTCTCGATCGGCCCCCAGTTGGCCTTGACCGGGATGGCGACGATGCCCCGCGCTCCGGGCGTAATTGCCGCCAGGGCGGCTGCCACGAAGTTCATGTAAAAGCCGGGCCTGACCGGCAGGTCTGTTTTCGACCAGTTTCCTGATGCCACTTAACTCACCTTCCTTTCTAAGAAATCCTTGATCGCTGCCCGGACATCGTCGGTGGACAGTTCGCTTTTTGTGTTGCCGTAGAGCGCCCCGATCACGATCTCCGGGTACACTCCGAATATCTCCCTCGCCCTGGCTACCAGTTCTGCCCTCGGATAGAGGGTGGGCTGGACCTGGTCCTGGGCGATCTGCTTCTTTTCTGCCCTCGGGTAGGGGGCGGACTGGACCTGGTCCCCGGTGATCTGCTCCTCTTCCATCATGTCTTTATCTCCTCCTTGGTCAGCGTTACGGTGTCCATCAGCGTGCCTGTTAGCGCGCCTGCGATCGGCGGCCGCAGTGTCACCCGTTGCAGGGTGACGGTTGCCTTACTGAGCAGGTTGCTCTGGCCGTCGGCGCTGGCCGCCGGTGTGATAACGGTCAGCCAGGTGTTGCTCGTGGGGTCCAGCGGGATCTTGATGGCACAGGCCAGCCCGGTGATCAGGGTTGCCGCTGCCTGGGCGTGCTCGTTGGGTGTCCGCCCAAGTAAGAAGCCGGTGAGTTTCTTCTGCAGCAGATAGCTGCTCCCGCCCCGCTCCTTGGTCTGGGTGCCGGTCAGCATCCAGGTAACTGATGGCCGCTTGAATCCCCGCCAGCCGCTGTAAATCATCCAACCGGGTAGTGCTGCGGTTGTCCAGTTCGCCAGGGCGGTCAGCCAATCGTCCGCCTGGGCGTTCCCGGCCAGATTGACGACCACTGCCCGGAAGAAAAACAGGTAGCGCCCTAGCTCGTCTCTGGCTGTAATGGACGGAATATCCTGCAGTTGCGCTATGTACTGGTTCTCTCCGACAGCGAACGTGCCGTCTGGGGTCGTCGGGTAGAGAATGCTGCTCAGTGCCGCCCAGATGTTGGCGTATCCTGTCGCATGGTCCGGGCTGCGGACCTGGACGTAAAGCTCCCGCCATGATTCAGGCGGCTCCTCTGGCGATGGCCCGCCTGCGTCAAACACTGTTATGCAGGCTGCTGGGTTTTCCGGCTGGTACTCGTAGAAGATGTCGGTGCCGACGGTGCCCATGCCCTGTGTTGCCAGGTAGGTGGTAATGTCCTCGCTGATTGGCATGGTTTACGCCTCCCCGTGCAGTTGCTTGTTGGCGGCCGTTACCACCGCGGTCTGTACTCGCGTTGCGAACACCGGCAGGTTGCGCTCCACCGGCCCCGTCAGGTATGGTCGCCCGGCTCTAGCGGGAATGTGTACCCGCTTGCCCAGGATCACGTAGTTGCCGTCCTTGGATAGACAGGGCAGCCCTGCGCCATATGGGTTGGCGCTGCCCTTCCAATGCCGGATCGATACCGCCATGACCTTCTTGGTTCTGACCGAGACATCGTGCGCCTTCGTCCCGTCATGGACATATCTGGCATAGGGTGCTGCCGGGCCTCCGAAGCCCATCTCCACGTTGACCTTCTGGCCGTCGATGACCGGCTCCTTGACATACCCGGTGTCCCGCAGGGTGCCGGTGTCGACCGGGGTCTCTTTCTTGCAGTCTGTCATGGTCAGTTCGACTTCCTGGTAGATTGCTATTCCGACCACCCGGGGTGCCTGGCTGCCGATGATCTTCAGGTTGGCCAGTAACTCCGGTAGTCCTTCGACCTTGTAGCTGATCATTATGTGTACACCACCTTGTGGTGCGTTGCGCCTGTCTCGTCGACGAGCGTGGCAATCGAGATAATCAGAGGCTGGGTGCCGTCGGGCAGGGTGATCCGGTCGTCCGGCCCCACCGGGGTCAATCCGTCCAGGTAGACCTGCGCCGTGCTGACAGTATCTTTTCCCTTGGTGCTCCTGGTCATCTTTACCTTGCCCTGTACCTTGGCTGCGTAGGGGACGGCCGCTCCGTATTGAGGTTCGGCGGCTCCGTTCTGACCGGTGCAAGGTTCGATCGTGATTTCCTGGCAGAGCAGTTGCTTCAGCTCAATCTCCATAGACGCCTGCCCCCGCTGCGGTGCTCGTCGGTCCATCAGCGCCCATCATGCCGCGCTTGAAGGTCGGCTGCACGGTGGTCGGGTCGAGCGTCTCGTTCAGCTTCTCTGTCGGGCTGATGCCCCCAGAGTAGGGTTGCGCCATCACGGCTGCGTCGACCATGATGTCTGTCGCCAGCTTGCGGTATGCTTCCGCCTGCTGGGAGAAGCTCATCCTGAGATCCCCGATGCTTCTGTCCGCCTTTCGGCTGTACTTTGCTATCAGGTTCAGACAGCATTTATAGGCGGCCACCTTAATGGTGCCCTCCTGGTTGATGCGCCAGTTGATCTCCTCATTTTGCAGTTGCGGATCGGTGTCGTCGGTGTCGCCGATCAGGAATCGGACCGCATCTACCGAGGTCGTGCTCGGGTCCCCGCTGTAGCTCCAACTCATCCGCCTCGACCTCCTCTTCGGTCAGAAAACTCGCTCCGACCATGGCTTTCAGGTTGGGAAATGAAGCGGCGGACGGCACTATTTGGCCGCCCGCGTACTCCACTCCGTCGGCCACGAATGCTCTCCGTGCCCGGTAGACTTTCATGGTTAGGACACGCACCCGGCAAAGAAGCAGCCCAGGTCAGCGCCAACGACCTTGATGTCGAACGCCATTTCACCCTCGATGCGCTCTGTGCCCTCACCCAACCAGGGCATCGGGATGCGCCCGATCCGGTTGCCGTATGCGCCCGAACCAAACAACCCGTTCCAGGCGAAGCAGTAACCGCCCGAGGCGGTCTTGATGCCAGGGGACGGTGCAGCGTAGGTCAGCAGTGCGCCTTTCCCGAACACAAAGTTGATGTTCTGGGTGGCTGCACCCTTGGCGGAGGCGTTCTGGACGGCCGCTGCCACCAGCACCTTGTCCACGTCCAGCAGGGTCGCCAGGAGGTCCGGGGTCACAATGCCGCGCTGAGTGTACTTGATGCGGTCCAACACGATCGGGTGGTTCCGCAGCGCCTTGTAGGTGTACGGCCCGAGCACCAGGATCTGCGGCAGTTTGCCGGTCACGCTGGCGATCGCCCATCGCTGGGTGTCGATGTCCTCGATCGGGTTGCTGTTCTCGTAGTCGTCCCAGTGAATGAAGGTGCCCGCTCCCTGATCGGCGGACGGTGCTCCAGTCATGTCGGTGCCCCAGACGCTTGCTTTGAAGTAGCTCTGTGCCCAGAGGTTCTCCCGGCGGAGCAGCATCTTGTCGGTGACGAACTGGACGGCGTCCTCATCCGGCCGCAGCGGCTCGTCGCTGTTGGTCCGGTCGTCGTCGGTGACGTCCTTGTGGTATGCCCACTTGATGCAGTAGTAACTCGGGGTGTTGTCGATGTCGTAGCCGCCGCCAGCCGATTCGGTTCCGGCAGCGCGCTCCACGGCCTCGTCCCGCAGCCAATCCTCTTTCTTGTAGACGAAGTACCGATCGCTTTGCTTCTCGACCGGGACGATCGGGAAGACTTTGTCAGCGATGTACATATTCGGGTCCTGCAGGTACGCCACGCTCATGTTCGTGAGCGCGGAGTCGATGTGGGTTTCCTGAAGGGTAGGGCTAGGCATTCAGTTTCACTCTCCTCTCGTGTTGTGCTTAGCTGAGCAGTCCCCTGGCAGACAGCAGGACGGTGTGCAGTTCGCCGACCCCTCCGCTTTCCAGGGCAATTCCAAGAACAAATCCGGCGGTCGCCGTAATGGCCCTGCCGGTGGCGTCACATTCTACGGATTGCCCGGCGGTCACGCTGGCTCCGTAGTAGACCATGCACTCGCCCAAGATCATGACCTGCGCCGTCTGCCCGATGCCCGGGGTGTTAACGATTACCCCTATGGCGTTGGCTCCGAGGGTGGCCGGGATGACATGGCCGGATGCGTCGACCGTGACGTAGGTGTACTGGTCGTGGGTGAAGTCCGCCCCGGCTACGCGGGACATGTACTCGATCGGGAGTTCAGTCGCCATGATTATCTGCCCCTCCTATTTCGTGCCGCTGCCTGCTCGTGCTGCAGTTCGGCATAGAGATCCGGGTGCTCCCGGTAAACCTTGCGGATCGCCTGCTCCTTGGTCAGTCCGGCGGTGTCCTTGGTCACCATCTCGGCCGCCAGGGCGTCGATCTTCGGCTGCGCTCCACTCGGAGCAGAGCCGCCCCGGCCGATCTCGCTGAACAGTGCGCCCTTGGTCATGGCCTCGTCGGCCGCCGAAAGCACTTTGTCCAGGGCCGCGTACTCCTCGGGGGCCTTCTCGCTGATCCCCTTGAGCACGGTGGCGAATCCATCACCCATCGGCAGCGCCTTGTAGATGCCGACCTTGTCCTGGAATGCCTTGAGAATCCGGGCATCCTGCTCTACCTTCAGCAAGCTCTCCAGGTCGTCGTTGCGCTTCTTCAGCGCCTCGAAGTCGACTTTAGTTACCTGCTCGTTCTTGTCCACGTTGTCCCCTCCTTGATTGGTTTCAGCATCCTTGTCGTCCAGGTTCTCGTCGGTGCCCGTGTTCGCGCCGGCCGGGTCGGTGCCCGGGTCGATCTCGTCGCCGTTGCCCTGGCTGTTCTCGGCGGTGGCGATCACTGCTGCCAGATGGCTGTGAGCGGCCTTGAGTTTGCCCAGGTTGTCGGCGCTGATCGTGCGCCCGACCTTGGTCAGGGCGTCAAACACAGCAGCATCCTCGCTGGCCGTCTCTTCCTGGCCATGAAACAGTCCCTTGACCAGGTCGACAAAGCGTTCGCTCCAGATGCTTTTCAGCACATTGGGGACGTCGCCATCTTCGGCGTCCGGGTTGGCCTTAGTCCAGGCCGCCTTGACCTTGGCCTTGACACCTGCCAGGTCCCCGGCCGGGATCTCGACCTGGTTGCCCCGGAAGCCCTTCGGCCCCAGTGCAGCCAATGCTCCCCCCACCTGCGCTGCCGTCACCGCGTGCGTTTTGTCCTGGAGCCGGAGCCTCCAGGTGCTCGGCTCGTTGGGGTCAGGCACGTAGGCGTAGGCTGCAGCCGTGTACTTCTCCCCGTCCTCGGTCTTGGTCGGGGCGTCGGCCTTGTTGAGCGGCGTCTCGTCGCAACCCTTGCAGGTCTTCTTGCCGCAGTCTGCACACGGGCAGTCCTTGCAGTTTCCGCCCTTGCAGATGCTGCAGAACGGCCCCTTGCCGTCCTTGGTGATGTCGTCCACAGCCTCGCCTCCCTCGCTCTTGATCAGCAAAAAGCGCCGCCGGTTCGC